CTGAAGCTACGACCGCTCACTTGGCGGCCGAGTCGAAGAAGCTGGCCGCGTCGAAGGCCGCTGCTGCCGACGAAGGCACGAAAGAGGGCGATACCAAGGAAGGCGCTGACGGCACGCTGGTGCTCAAAGACGGCCATTGGGTCAAGCAAGGCGAGCAAGCCGCTGCAGCGACCGCTGGCGGCCTCTCTGTGCCCGAATTCGCCCCGAGCAAGGATGGCGAAACCAAGTATGCCGAGCACTACGCGAAAGTCGCGAAGAAGATCAAAGAGCACGCCGAAGCCGGAAACGTGCAGGTGCTCGAAGACATGAAGGCTGACGGCCTGACGCCGAAGAACGGCAAGGTCGGCAACACGTGGAAGGGCAAGACGGCGAACTCGAAGACGCTGATGGCGTTCTACGATGCCGCGCTCGCGCACGCCAAAGGCAATGAGCCCGCGATGGAGTCCGCGCCAGCCGACATTCCCGCTCCCGACACGGAACTTCCGAAGGCTGTTTCCGACGCGTTGCTCGCGCATCCGGATGGCATGGGTCCGAAGACATGGGACTCTGTTGCAAAGCATGCTTCCAACGGCGATGCGGATGCCCTGAAGAAACTGCAAGCGGTAGACGGAATCATTCCGGAAGTCAAAGATTGGATCGGCAATGTGCTGATCGCGATGGGCGCGAAGCCTGCCGCCGAGCCGACTGGCGGCCTGTTCGATGACATCAACGCTGCCGCCGAGAAGGGCGACATGCAGACGCTGAAGGACATTGCAGCCTACGCCGCGAAGAACGGCATGCAGAAGACCGCCGAGCACGCCGCGAAGAAGATCGGCGAACTCGCGACGAAGATGACCGCAGATTCTGCGCCGTCGCTTCCGGTCCTCGATACCGCAGACATGAGTGACCTTCACAAAGACGCCGCCAAGGCCATTCATGACCTGACTACGAAGGGTAGCGCCGTCGGCCATGTTGGCGGCCAGGTGAGCAACCTTCAGGACTATTACAGTGCGTTCGATTACGCCGGTAACAACCTGGATGATAAAAAGATCGCCGCATACGCCAAGGATGCGCTCGCGTCGCTGGGCGAAGAGGCGAAGCATATCGGTTCAGCCGATCAGAGCGTTATGCCTGAGCCGTCGGCTGGCGTCGATGAAGGGACCGCCAAAACCCTGAAGAAGTGGGCGACGACGCAGGGTGCAGAGGGTATCGAGAAGCTGAAGAACTTCGCCAAGGTGGACGCCGGGACGCAGCAGGACGCCGAGGAGCAATATGCTTCCGCGCTCGCCGAGTGGGCAGAGAAGCAGCCAGGCGCTGCCGATAGCGGCCCCAAGGAAGGCGACACGAAGCAGGGTGCCGACGGCATGCTGGTGTTCAAGGATGGGCGCTGGCACAAGCAGGGTGGCGACGAGCCGAAGGCCACTGATCCAAAGGAACTCGTAAAGAAGGTGGCGTCGGTAGCAAAGCCGAAGTTTGAGGGCAAAAATTCCGTCAAGATGAACAAGACGGTCAAGGCGCTTCAAGCCATCGCCCTGAAGGATGGCGATGCTGGGCTCGACAAGGCGATCTATGACAGCAAGCCGAACGGCCACAAGGTCATGATCGACGCTGGGGACGATGGCAAGTGGGGAATCTGGAAAGAGGGTGCGCCGGGCAATGCCAGCGAAAACGGCAAGGCGCTGGCGGCCTACGCGCTCGCTCTGAAGGCTGCTATGGCGGGCACAACAGGAGTCGGCGAGGCTGCTGCCGCTACCGCACCGAAGAAGGCCGCGTCAAAGGTGGTGGGCACGACGAAGACCGAAACCGAATCCGTGGATGGATGGAAGCAGGTAGGTCCGCAGGGAGGCTACAACCCGGGCGGCACGTTCGAGGACGCGAGCGGCCAGAAGTGGTACGTCAAGTTCCCGGCTGGCGGCGAGAAGATCGTGAAAAACGAACTTCTTGCGACGAAACTGTATGCGCTGGCTGGCGTCGAAGTTCCGGAAGTCAAGGTCGTCAACCAGGGCGGCAAGATCGGGCTAGCGTCGAAGATCATCGATGGCGCGGTGGCGAACAAGTCCGCGTTGCTCGAAGGAAAAGCGCCGGGCCTGCTGTCTGGCTTCGCTGCCGACGCATGGCTGGCGAACTGGGACACGGTGGGCAACAACCCGGCTGCCGGGAAGGGGTTCGACAACATCCTCTTCAAGCCCGATGGATCGGCTGTGCGCATCGATGCGGGCGGCGCTCTGCTGTACGGCGGCGCAGGCGGTAAGAAGCAGACTTTCGAGAACGAGGTAACCGACCTCAAGACGATGCTGGACCCGGCGAAGAACGCCAACACGGCTGCTGTGTTCGGGAAAATGAGCGCCGCGGACATCACGGCCTCCGTCGCAAAGATCGCCAACATTCCTGACCATGAAATCGAAGGCTTGGTAATGGAGTTCGGGCCGGGCTCGGCGAGCGAGAAGACGCGCCTCGCCGCGAAGTTGATCGCACGCAAGCACAACATGAGCGAGCAGTATCCGACCGCCAAGGCAAAGAAGGAAGCTGGCGCGCAGGGCGATAAGGCGAAACCGGACCCGCGCAACCTGAAAATCAACCCGGCGCTCGTACCGCCGATGCACGACTTCATGAACTGGGGCGGCTCTGGCAAGCCGATCTCTGACAAGCCGTACGTACAGCACAACATCAAGGCCGAGCAAGACATCCTTGACTTCGCGCTGAAGGGCGACCTGATCGCGCTGAAGAAATACCAGTTTCAGCCGGTTGACAAGTTGACCGGCGAGGCTGTTGGCGATAAGAAGCCGATTGGTGAGCACGGCTCGAATCACGTGAAGCAGTATTACGACTCTGTCGTGTCGTACCTGGACACGGTTGCAAACCCGCCCGAGCCGATGCGCAACTTCACGGCTAAGAAGGCGAGCACGCTGGCGTCCCTGTCTGCGCTGTTCAAGCCGCACGACTATGGAGTTTCGATTGCCGACGTGAAGGCAAGCGAGCGCCTGGGATTCTGGATCGCGCTGGGCGTTGCGGATTCGCCTGAGAAGTTCAGGCCGAAGACCGTAGGCATGAAGCTCACAGAGGCGGCAAAGAAGGCGGCCTACGACGCGTTTAAGAAGCTGCCAGAAACCGTTACGACGTTCATTAAGGCGGTGCAGGGTTCTGGCTCGAACAACCAGCCGTATCGCGACGGCAAGGAAACCGATAACCAAGGCCAGAAAACGCGTACGGTTCTCGATGACCTGTACAAAACGGCTGTCTCTCACAAGGAGGGCACGACGATCAATAAGTGGATTGAAATGTCCGATGAAATGGTGAGTCAGTTCCTTGATAACCCCGAGGGCCTGGTTTTCCAGAACCCGGGTTCCATGTGTACGTCGCAGCACGATACGGCGACGAGCGGGTTTGGCAAGCATCGTGTTGTGATCCACTATGCAGAGGGTGCCGCGGCGACCGATACATTCGGTTCTGGCGGCTTCTCAGGAGAGGCGGAAATCACGACGCTGCCCGGCGCGCGGTTCATGGTCCTTTCGCGTAAAATGGTCGCCGACGTTGAGCATGGGTCGTCCAAAAAAGCCCCGCGTCTTGAACTGGAAGTTCTGATGCTGCCGCCTGACCCGACTTACGTTGACAATCTTACGAAGGTGAATAAATGAGCGAAGCCAAGCAACTGCCCCCGACGGGGCTTTATCTGGACGACCTGGTGGCGACTGGGAAGCCGTCGCTGGGCGATCTGCACACGGTCTCGTGGCTGGTACGCAACTTCGCCAAGTTCTGCATCGGTGCATACTCCGACTTCCGCGCAGGGAAGGGCGACCGCGACCCGCTCCCGGCGATCACTGCAGAGGCTAAGCTGCTCAGTGATATTTTCCAAGGCCATGACGAGCGCTTTGATGCACAGCCGTGGAATACGCCGAACCGGCTCGGCAACGTCATGCGCGTGCTGGTTCCGGAAGAAACTATCGCCTTTGGCGACCCCGGTACGGGGTTCTTCATGTGGGTGGCGGCGCAGACCATGACGCTGACGCAGGAAATGAACGATGGCACGCCGGAAGCGGAAATCAAGGCCACCATGGACGACATGATGGATGACGTGACGAAGCGCCTGCTGGGCGTCAAGTATTAAGGGGTGATCGTGACGCCAGACTGGGTTAAACCAGTCATAAGGCGTCACGATGCTCCTCCTCTTCAGCAAAGCCCACGTCAAGCAGTACACGAAGCGCGATGGCACGGTCGTCAAGGAATACGACACCAGCGCAGTCAAGCAGGTAAAGGCCGTCAAGGCAGCGCAGCCCAAAAAGTGGACCAACTCGCTGCACGGCAACGCCACGCATTCCGCCGAGAAGCTCGCGTCCAAGCCGAAAGGTAAGGATGCGCTGCACCCCGCATGGGCCATGCCGCCCGGCGCGATCAACCATCCGAAGCGCGACGACGACGGCAAGCACGTAGTCGTCAAATACCCCTCGCAGCAATCCGACACGTCCACCTGGAACGATCCGCAGGTGACGGCGACCTTCACGCCGGGCGGCCACGCCCCCGCGAAGCTGAATGGCGTCGCTCTCGCGCCGTGGACCGGCCATCCGAAAACCATCGAGGGCTGGGAGCACGTCGAAGGGCAAATGCCCGATCTCGAAGAACCGGAAATGGACCTGAAGGGCAAAGAGCCCGCCGCTGGCGTGCTCATTACCGAGCCCGATGGCCGCGTGTGGATGGTAAAGCCGTCCAACGGCTTTGCAGGCTACGCCACGACGTTCCCGAAGGGCCACGCTGACGACGGCATCAATCTGCAGGCGACGGCCATCAAAGAGGCGTTTGAGGAGTCCGGGCTTCAGGTGGAGATTACCGGGCTCGTCGGCGACGTGGAACGCGGCCAGACCATGACGCGCTACTACAGCGCGCGGCGCGTGGGCGGCTCGCCGACGGATTGCGGATGGGAGACGCAGGCCGTCATGCTGGTGCCGCCCGGGAAGGTCCACGCCGCGGCGAACCGCCAGTACGACCGCACGCTTGCCGATCTGGCTGGCCTGACGCCGAGCGGCCCGCTGCGCGAGTCGGTGGACGACTGGAAAAAGACTGGCAAGCAACTCGGCTCGAACCCGGGCGGCTTTTTCAAAGACCCGCAAGGTCATGACTGGTACGTGAAAGTCCCGAAGTCAACCGCCATCGCGCGCAACGAGATTCTCGCTGGGAAGCTCTACGAGGCGGCCGGCGTGAAGGTGCCGGAACTGAAGGAAGTCACGGTCGGCGACAAAACCGCCATCGCGTCGAAGATCGTCCCGGGGCTCGACAAGCTCGAAGACTTCGGCGACGGCAACGCGAGCGTCATGGACGGCTTCGCCGTGGATGCATGGCTCGCCAATTGGGACGTGGTGGGGCTGGCGCACGACAACCTGCTGCAGGACAGGGACGGCAACGCGGTGCGCGTGGACGTGGGCGGATCGCTGGTGTTCCGCGCGCAGGGCGAGCCCAAGGGCAAGCACTTCGGCGACAAGGTGGGCGAACTGGACACCCTGACGGACGGCACGAATCCGCAGGCATCGAGCGTCTTTGGCGGCATCACGCACAAGGAACTGCTGAACGGCGTCAACAAGGTCGCGAGCGTGAGCCCCGACAAGATCAAGTCGCTCGTCATGGACTTCGGGCCCGGCAACCCCGAACAGAAGGCGGAGCTGGCCCGCAAGCTGATCGCCCGCCGCGCCGACCTGATGAAACTCAAATGACGCGCCGCGCCGACAACCCTGCCTCGCTCGGCTACGTGGGTAGCTCGCCGGGCGTCAAGCGGCTCGACTCTGATGCGTGGTTCACGCCGCCAAAGTACATCGAGGCGGCCCGCGCCGTGCTCGGCGGCATCGGCTTCGACCCGTACAGCAGCGACGACGCGCAGCAGATCGTGCGCGCCGACGCGTACTGCACGCTCGACAACCCGAACCCGACGCGCGGCGTGTCGTGGCCGAAGGTGGCTTCCTGCTGGATGAACCCGCCATATTCCGGCGCTCCCGCGCTCGATGCGGCCACGCGCTTTCTGGAAGCCTTCGATTACGAGCGGTTCGAGCGCGGCATCGTCCTGGTGAACAACGCGACCGAGACGCGCATGTTCCGCGCGCTGGTGGCTCGCGCAGAGGCTGTCTGCTTCACCGATCACCGCATCCAGTTCTACAACACGGACGGCAAAGCTGAGCGCGCCAACACGCGCGGCCAGGCATTCATGTACTTCACGCACGACGGGCGCTGGGAAGCGTTCGCCGAGCGGTTCAGCGAGTTCGGGACCGTCATGCGCCCCCTGTAGTTATTCTGCGCTACAGAAAGAAAACCCTTGCATCTGCGTTTGCGGCAGAATAGACTAGCCTCACTTTCAACAGACAAGAGGGCTGGCAGAAATGATGAAGGCAGTTATCGCGGGTGTTTTCGTTTCGGCAGTGGCAATGCAGGCAACGCATGCAAATGCAGAAAGCTGGTTTCAGTTAGAAGCCGGCATCGGCGCAAGCCATGTTAGCGACATGGGCGACGGCACATGGATTCAAGAGGGTGCGAAGAACAATCAGGAGCATCTGAACAGCCCGGCGCTGATGGCGGGCTTCACGGGCAAGCTCTATCAGCGTGGCAACGTCGATGTTCGCTATCACGCAGATTACGTCTATATCGGCACGTACACGGCTAGCGTGGACGGCGTTCCGGATGCCAATTACAACCCTGTGACGCATACGGTGCATAACATGCCCGCTGGCGAGCGTTACAGCCCGTTCAACGGTCAGGGCCATACGCAAGGTGTTCCTCTGACGCTCGACATGGGCTACACGTGGCGCGGCTTCCGGTTCGGCGTTGAAGGTGGCGCATGGGTGTACTGGCAGACGTGGCACGAGTCGCTGTATGACCTGGGGAATAACTGGGACCATTTCAAGCACGATCCCAAGGCGCAGTTCGGCTACGTCGCTGGTGCGAACGTATCGCGCGGAAATCTTTCGCTTTCCTATCGTTACTATCAGATTCGCTCCGATTGGAGCACTGGCACGCCGGGCCTTGCAACTGGCGCACAGGTCCTGATGGCAACGTATCGCGCCAATCTGTTCTGAACGCCGCTTTCGTTCGCAAATAAATCTGCTTAAAACGCAGCCACGCTATTGATTCTTCCAGAAAGGCAGAATACAATGGCTTCACTGAACGAAACAACACACGGGGGGGAGCGATGGACAACAACACGATTCTGTTTCTGCTGTTCCTCGCGTGTGTCTTGTTCGTTCTTTTCGTATTCGTGGTGGTGCGCCTCGTACTTCCTCCCGTCAAGCCGGTTGAACTGAGCAAAGACGACCGGGAGCACATCCAGCGCGCACGCCGCGATAAAAAATAAGCTAACTTTCTGAGGACTCCTACCATGTGGATTTGCCTAAATAACGCCTTCCTGTCCATCGTCAACAGCGACCGCGACGATACCGTTCTGATGGTGCGCGCTCGGCGTCACGGTGACCTCGAAGCCGTGTTCGGCCCGTCGGTCGAAGTGACCACAATCCCGGGCCGTGATTACCAGTTCCGCGCCTTCATCCGCCGCGACATCGTCGGTCAGGTGATCGCCGCTTCCCTCATGCAAATTGACTACACCAATTTCAAGGGCAGCACGAAGGATCGCCACCTGCACGACGCCTACATGAAAATCTGGCACGTCATGGAGGACCTGCAGGAGGTCCCGGCGTACGGCACTCGCCCACGCTCCAACTTCCGCAAGCAGCCGCAGCGCGGCAAGCGCAGCGAAGCGCAGAAGACTGCCGACCGCGAAGACGCAGCGCACGGTAAGTAAGCGATGCCGAGCGACCTGTTTTTCACGGCGCTATGGCGCGCACGGCAAACGACCGATGACTTCGGCAATGTCGTGCGCATCCTGGAACCTCAATACAGCATCGTGGTCGATTTTTACTGCGAGGAGGACTGAAATGAAAAAGAAATATGAAGAGTACGTCGCGATCTGCAAATTGCTTGGCAAATCGCCGTACATGTACCAGCGCTGGCTTGCTGAATACCGCGACACGGTGGTTTGACCGTGGGCATGAGCGTGCCGAAAAAGGTGACCTCAGATCGCCGATTTGCATGGTTCCTGCACCTGGGAACCTGCTACAAGCGCGGTTATGAGGCGCAGAAGGCGGGGGAGCCGTTCAAACCGGGCCCCTATCGCAATGGATCGGGTGTCCAGCAGCAGCGGCGCGGCGCGTGGGAGCGCGGCTATAAGCGCGCCGAGAACGGCCTGCCACTGGACGACACAAACGGATAACAAGCCATGAACCTGAATCAAGCAAAGGCGCGCGTAGTCGCAACCGGCAACGTGACGGCTATCGTGACCGCGCCGGATCGCGGCGTGTACGTGTTCCGAGATTTCACATACAGCGCCGAGGTCCGCGCTGATGTCGGCTACTACGACTCGAATACCGGCGTCCATTGCTACGGCGATGGCAGCGGCGACGCGCAAGAGTGGATCGGCCACGACTTCAGCAAGGAAGATCAGGT